ATCAACTACTGGCATGGAAAATGGCTGGAATGATGAGAAATGCAAAGAAGTCTTTGATCAGCTTATGGACAAGTATCTAGTATCCAAGGGTCTAAAATGAGCGATGCAATGTGCACTAAATATGGATGTGACTATCAACTAGACCTTGATGGTCAAATCACATGTGCTAATTGTGGTGCAATGGATGACGATATGTTGCCTAGACGAACATACAATGAACCTGAGCTAAATGAATCTGGGTACGGATATGATGAGCTAAAAGATTTTGATGAATATAAGGATAATAACAAAAATAAGATAACTCCATTCTTAGGACCTAATCGATGATGTGGTCATATGTATTAGCAGTAATAGGTGTAACTGGCATATTCTTTGTTGGTCGAAAGACAATATGGGGATGGTGGGTTTTATTATTTAATGAGGCTTTGTGGATAGCTTATGCTTTGATAACTGATCAATATGGATTTATATTATCAGCAATAGCATACGCAGCAGTCTATATTAGATCTTACATACATTGGTCTAAAGAACCTGTAAATGAAATTCATTTATGATTAATAGACTTAAATCAATAGTATGTAAATTTAAGGGACACGAACTAAAGCATATTGGATCCTGCCCTTATACTGGATCAGACTATGACGTATGTACTTATTGTCTATTTACTTTCCCAAGGCAGGTAGCAGAATGATATACGAATATACCTATAGATGCGTATGTGAATGTAAATTCCAGATGGAGATTAAATTAAAGAGAGAACTAGATTTTGAAGTAGTATGCGTAAGGACTGGGTGTGATCTAGTTATGACACCCGTGCTTCAAAGCAAAGAATTAGTAAAAGAGATATTTGAGTCGCAGGTGGATTTTGAATGAGAAATCTATTAAATGGTACGGAAGTTCAAGAGAACGATACTCCAATAGATCTAATAGTACATACCAAGGCTCCAGGAAAATGGAAGTTAGTTGATATGGAGACAGGCCAAGAGTATGTGGGGTCAATAGAGATTACCCAATATGGACATTGGATTCGGATCAAGGATAGATCTTAATGACTGTAACTGTTAGCGCCTATTGTATTTTATGCAAGAAAAATGTGGTGGGAAAGCTAAATGAGATAGTGGTCCTTGAGTCAGGCAAATGGCTTCATATAGGGGAATGCCCTGACTGTTGCTATCAGATCAAAAGAATCATGAGTAAGAAAGTGGTATACTAAGATTATGGAACTAAACAAGATTGTAGACGAGATTAAGGACATGTTACAAGATAGCCTGTCAAAATCAATTGACCCTAAGCCTGAAGACCTTACAGATGAAGAGATCTCAAAGGGTTACGAGTCGGATAATGAACAAGAAGACAACTGGGATAACATCCAGAAAGCATGCTGGTCTGGTTACAAGCAGGTAGGCATGAAGGACAAGAATGGTAAGAGAGTTCCCAACTGTGTTCCTATCAAGAAGTCTATATTTGGATCAGAAGGTCCTCAAGACTTAATACCTAAAAATAAGTAATATAGCTCGCAATTAGTGAAGCGAAAAGTGCGGCGGAAAGTAGAAGCCCTATTGACGGCACCCGTCATATATACTATAATTAGGGTATGATACAAAGCCTAGAGATACCTGATCCATTTGCTACATTTGTAGCACGTAAGTATGCCAATTTCAAGGGTGCTAAATATGACTTCTTTAGCGGTGAATGGGATATGAAATGTGGATGCTGCTCAGAGCCATTAAACGCTCCAACTAAGAAGATATTAACTAAGATCAGACTTTATCATACTCGCAATGAATGTCTGGGTGGATACTAATGAGCGATGCCCTGTGTACCAAATATGGATGTGACTATAAGCTAGACCTTGATGGTCAAGTCACATGCGACAATTGTGGTGCTATGGGCGATGATATGCCCAATCCCCAACCTGAGTTAAATGAAGCTGGATACTCAACAGGCAAGTGGTCAGATGATGACTTTGGCATAACTCCATTTCTAGGACCTAACCGATGAGTAGACCAAGACCCCCTGCTAGAAACAATAGAGAAGATCCAAATATTTTTGGCTCAACTGCAGGTAAACCATCAACAAAAGCAAGAGAAGGCAAGTATAGAAATGTTATGCGTGTTGGCGGTAGAAAAGTGTCTTCAGCTCCACCTAATAAGGTTAAATATAATTTCCCAGTAGAGATCAGATATATTGAGGCGGGAACCAATGCCATTCGGTAAATATAAACTAAAAAAGCCTGGTGCTCATCCTGGCCCTGGAAGGGCTAGAGATAGATATAACAGGCTATGTGGTGAGGTAACAATAGTCCAAAAAGCTGATCCTGAGAAATTAAAAGAGCATAGGGCTAAACAAAAACGGGAGAATCAAAGGCGGAAGAACAATGGCATATAGCAGATTCTATGATAGCGATATATACATATACCCTAGCGTAGAAGGACATATTGAATGTGCTGGATGCTTTCTAAACATATCTCCAGATGAACATACTATATTTCAGTCAACTAAGATATATGATGATGAGACATTATTGATGCATTTAGTCCAACACGCTATCTCTGGTCATAACATGCCAGATAACTTGGCTCAAGAGATATTGGCTGATCCAGACCGATATGGAGCTATATCCTAGTATCCCCCCGCCCATAATATGCTCCCATATAGCCCTTAGAAGGCTTATATAGTGGAGTAAAGTGGAGCATTGTGGAGAATATTTACTATAGATACTATTAGATTAGTTATAGTATTATAGATAAATATAGATATGTCTAATTGAGCACTTTCATATGATGGCCGTAATGTCAAATTTTTCTTTGGAGGCATATGGACATGTCTACCAAATTTCAGGGATTTTGTCAATGCCCTCGTAAATGGCATATTTTGCCCACATTGTCAATAGATTTTCGTAGAAAAATTCTGACAAATTCTGGCAGATTCTGATCACATTCTATTAGATTTAGTATATGTTTATATATAGATCTATATAATTCTATATAGATTTGTCGACATTTTCAGGGATTTCTAATATGCTGTCGTAAAGGAGAAAATTTGCCCACATATCCACACACAAAAAATCCACAGGCTGTGGATAACCTGTGGATAATTTGGGCTACATATACTAACCAACTAAGTATATGTACTCTTTAGCCTATATTAAATAAATGGATGTGATACTAGTACTGGATCTCTATGGTCTTTATCATGTAACCAGGAATGTCTATAGCTTTGTTCCGCCACCTTCGGTAGCTTGGCTATAACCTTATCTGGGTCTACTGGAAGTTTGATATTCTCCCATTTGTAAGTCTTAATTAGTTTGGTAAGAGTTTCATTTAACTCATTTGCTAGGAACAATCCTTCGGATGTTAATCCTGAATTGTATATACCTGACTCTGTAGTTAATTCATCATTATATCTGTTGGCTTCCCAACGAATAATCTGAGCAACTAATTCCATAATGCGGTCAACTGTATAAAATGGTTGGTCTGTTAGATATCTTGCCAATATGGCAGGATTGAACCAATGGTCTTCTGTTAGATTAACTAACTGTTCTGCTACTTTGATTTCTCTTGTCTTCATCTACTCCGCCTTCCGCCTTGGTAACTACTCATTATATCAAAATTAGGGAGGGGTGGCAACTCTCGTCCACCACCCCTCGTTCTATTGGGGCTACTTAGCTTTCTTTGTAGCTGGTTGTGGATCTGAAAAGGTGACGCCCTTGCTGATAGCTTCCTGTAGAGCTACCTTAGCAGCTCCTGAAAAACGACCACGTACGCCTACTGTAATTCCTTGCTGCTTGAGATACTCACGCTTTGTTTGCATTTGATTTATCCTTTCGAGATAAGTGATTTTGTTAATTATAACAGATTTTCACGGGATTGTAAATACCTGTCGTAAAGCGGACAATTTGCCCTTACTTTAAATTTTTTTCTTCCATACGATCTTGTATTAGTTTAGATATAAGATTGTGAGCTGCAATGTTCTCAGTCTCAGATCCGCCCCACAGAAGCCCTTGGGCCTCTGCGAGGACAGCGTCAATGTGTTGATCACTCATCTTCATCTTCTTCCTCCTCATCGTCTTCTTCAAACATTGTATCCACAATGTAGTCACGGCTCATCATCCAGTCAAGGACGTCTTCGTTGTGCTGTTCCGCCCCGTATTCCAGGGAGAAGCCCTGGCCCGCCTCTACAGCCTCACAGAGGTGGTCCCACATCTCATCTATGGTGCAGTTGGCCCTGTAGGTCTCATCCTCAAAGATGTTGTTAATGGTCGACCAAGTCCATAGCCATACTAATGACAGACCTAGGTCGGTGGTGTCAAGAATCTTTAAACATTCGTTTAATTTATCTTTATCTGCTGGCTTCATATGCTAGTTCCCTTTCTTCCCATTCTGCAACTGTTCTGACTGTAAAATCTTTTCCGAGTTCATAACAGAATCGGACGGCTTTTTCAAGTTCGGTAGAACTATAAATCGGAGGATTATGCAAATCACGTTCATCAAGACTATAGACTTCAAACTCATCAACACCTCCTGGTGAGCAACTATAATTTACTTCTACTATTTCTAAACTAGTTTTGTTATTCATTTCATTCCTGCTTTCAGTTCTCGGTCATATGCTTCGCCAATGGCAAATGATAGTTGGTATGTTAGTTGATACAGTTCAACTAGAGTATCTAGTCGTCCCGTTGCTTCTGTACGTGCCATTGAATCCATTGCTTCTTCGGTCTCATCTTCAATTGCTTGTGCGTCTGCAAGTTCCTGTTCAGCAATAAGCATTAGGTTTTTTAGTTCCCCGTGCATTATATCTAATCCAGTAACACCTGCATTGACCAAGCGTTGCAAGTGGGGCGGGAGCCCAATATCTTCTGCATTCATTAATATCCCTTTCCTTGTAGGTTGTCATTCATTATATCAGTCGCCACTGACAATAAATGCTCGGTTGCCATAATTTGTCCCTGGATATTAATCTTAGATTGAACATTATAATCACTCTCTAAGTCCTGGTTAAGACTAATTAGATGTATCTTCATATACTCTATGAACTTACTAGATTTAGTCTGTGTAGTCAAAGTAACCCTCCGCCCACAGACCTTGCAAGAAACTAACAGCGTCTTCCAAGTCTTTTCTCAAAGGCTCCTTGTCCATTAAATCGGACGGGGTCCTAAGATAAAAAAGCTTTGAATCGTGTATAGCATTAATCATTCTATTTAGATCGGATTCAGTATAACCTAGCATAATTCATACTCCATATCCCAAGATACATCAGGCCAACCTAAATCATATCTTGTACTATCAACTTCACCTAGGTCATCTAAATGAGCATTAATTTTATTATGTGCTTCTTTCTCATTATTAGCCATTACACTACCTGCTAATTTAATTACAAAATCATACTTGTTCAAAGTAATCCTCATCTCCTTCTTTTAGTTCATAGAACTTATTAAACTCATCTTGTATGAATTTATCTCCTGACATTTCTGCAAATTGTTTATCTGCATAGTACTGGCCCTCATCTAGATTATTATTAATCC